AATAATTTATATTAATAATATATCTAATAGGAGATTTAATAGAAGTAATAGCTCTGTGTAAAATATTATTATCAAATATTAAAATTTTATTTTCTACAGCTTTAATAAATTTTATTTTATTATTAATTTTAATTTCTGTTCCTCCATCACAAGTATTTAAATAAAGTATAGCTGTCTTACTTTTTGTATTATCATAATCAGTATGAAAATCACTTTTTTCAAATAATTTACTTATAAACATATTACATCTAACTTGTATGGGTGCCATACAATTTAATTTTTCTAAAACAGGTCTAATACTTTGTGTAAAAAGGTGTGAAGACGGTCCCATATTATTATAAAAACAATGGGTAAAGTAAATTCCATTGTTAGAATTAAAATCTAGTTCTTTTCTTTTATACCAAGGAAACTCTGGATCAAAAACAATTGATTGTAATGTAGACAACTGTTCTTTATTTAAAAAATTATTTATTGTTTTACAATTCATTTAAATGGGTATCCTACGTTCCAAAGAACTAAAGAGTATCTTGTGCCTTTCATTACTGGCTTAACTCTATGCCATACAAATGACGGAAACACAATAATAGATCCTTTAGGAAGTATTTCTTTTGCTTGTTTCAAATGTTTAGCTTCCTCTCTTATGTGAGGTTCATAGTTTCTAAAATCAAATTCTAATTCTCCGCCCTCATATTCTGACCCATCTGTTAATTGACAAGTCACTGATAATTTTCTAATTTTACCGTGATCAATTTTACCGGGTTTATCATAAGGTTTATCCCAACTATCTTGATGCCAATCATAATATTGGTTTTGTTTGTATTTTGTAAACTGACATGATTCAGACCTATCCCAATTAAAATTCCAACCAGCATTTTTATTGGCTTCGTGAATATAAGGATGTATTTCTCTATAAATCCAAGAATCATCTAACCAAGTAATATTTGAATTTCTTTTTCTTTTCATGTTTTTAAGATCATCTTCGGTTAATTTTTTATCACCGAACCCACCTGTTTTACCCATAATTTCTGATTTTGATAATCCATATTCTATAACATCATCACAGAATTTAGGTGTTAGTGCTGATTTAAAATGCCAAAAATAATTAGTTAAGTTCATGTTTTTCTTTCTGTATAAGTTTTTTTTCGTCTACAAAATAAATAGCATCTAATTTACTTTTGTTCAATAATAATAATGCTTCTTCTTTTGTATTAACAAGAGGCTCTCCTGCTAAATTTAAACTAGTGTTTAATAAAATTGGACATTTAGTTAGTTTATTAAATTGTTTTAATAAATCATATAAAAAACCTGAAGATACGGTTTGAACTCTACAACTGTTATCTACGTGCACTACTCCTGGAAATAATTTTACAGTGTTTTTTTTACATTTAAAATTAATAGTCATGTTATTAGATTCTTTCAAACCTAAAGTATTAAAATATTTTTTAAATTCTTTTTTAAGTATTACTCCAGCGAATGGTCTATACCACTCACGATTTTTAATTTTATTAACTGTATCTTTGCAATTTTTATTTCTACAATCAAATAAAATGGATCGATGTCCTAAAGCTCTTGGTCCAGCTTCAGCAGCACCTTTAAAAATAGCTACACTTTTTTGATTGATTAATAGTTTACACACATCTGTTATTGTAGCTTTAATCCCTTTGTTAATTTTACTATCTTCATAATAATGATAAAAATTATCTTTAGGTGTAATAACTTTACTATCTTTTGTTAAATTTCTATATTTAAAATAAGCAGCTCCTATAGCAACACCTGTATCATCAGCAACAGGTTCAAAGTAAAAATTAATATTAGGTAAGTTTTTAATGTAATAATTGTTAGCAACTACGTTTAAACCGTACCCTCCAACAATACAAACATTTTTTATTTTAGTTTTACCAATGTATTTTTTTATTAAACGTAATGATTCTTCTTGGGTTTCTAATTGCACATGTTTTGCTTTATCCGCATAAAATTTATAATTATCTTTTGTTATATTTTTAGTAATTTTATTTTGTTCTCCATTAAAAATAACTACGTTATCACTACCTTCATTAATTATATGGGTAAAATAATTTGTTATAGGACTTCCATTTAAAAATAAAGAAGGATATTTTTTATTAGAACCATACGAAGCTAGACCCATAGTCTTTCCATTTTCTAAAATAGGTTGACCTATTAATGTAGTAGCTGCTTCGTATACTTTAGTTATAGAATACTCATTATCAACATGAACATCTGACAATGGAAAATTATTTTTTATAAATTTTTTTAAATTATCTTTATTAATTCCTATACTTTCGTTAGTCCAAAATGCTTTATATAAAGGCATAAAGTTATCTGGATAACTACACAAAAAAACACTTTCAGATTCTCTACAAGAATCAATTTTATTATCAAACAAAATAGAGCCGTTTCTGTCTATTACAAAAGTTAAAGCTTTTTTAAAACCACTGTTATAAAAAGCAGATGAGGCGTGACACAAATGATGAGTTAATGATGAAAAATTTTGCATTTCTATATCAAATATTTTTTTAATATATTCTTTATAAAAATACTCTTGTTGATTATTGTAGTTAGAAGGAGTGCAATATAAAATGTGATCTATCTTTCCAAAGTTTTTAGACTTATATAACTGCAAAGATTTAAAAGGATGTTTATCTCTTTTAACTCTACTTAATCTTTCTTCTTTACAAAAAAATTCTATATGACCGTTATTTATAGAACATACAGAACTATCATGAGTAATATTAAATGCTAAAATTCTCATGACTAAATGTATTCATAAGTTATTGTTTGCACAAAATTTAAACTATCCTTTTGATTGTTAGTTAAGTAATACATATTAGTAGATGGAAACATAATAAACATATTATCTTTAAGTTCTATATCCCAAGACCTACCCTTACGTCTGTTATCTTCATAGTGTATTCTAACCATACAGTCTTTAACTTTAACACCATATAGTAATGTATAGTCTGGAGAGTTTTGAAGATCCACCGGATCAACATTTAATAGAGGAGCGCTTGTTTGAAGAGGATTATATATACTACCCCATGTTTCTTTATTAGCTAATTTAATTTTATACTTAAGATTAATATGTTCTATTATGTAAGTATTTAATTTATCCCAAGTTCTAGAAAATAAAAATTCAGAATTTCTAATATTAGATTGAAGAATATAACCACTTAAATGATTACGATCAATTTCCCAATCTTTTGGCATTTTTACATTTCCAAAATATAATGCTTGTTCACTTAATACTTTCTTGTGCATACCTAGTAGTATACTTATTATTATTTTATAAAATTGTCAATAATTATGCGTAAGAATCAACTAAATCCCAAGATCCATTTGATTCGTTCCAAGAATATCCCCAAGCATGTGTTGCTTCGGTATTTATATCAGGACGTGTGTTTTGTGATTTTTGTTCTTCTGTTAAATCAGGCATGGCAACTGGTGGGTCCCAAGCTGCTGTCGTTGTATTTTTTACCCAAGATGGATATGGTTTTGGTGGCCAAAAAATATTGTTGCTTGAATCCCAAGTATAACCAACACCTGCATAGTTTCCTCTAAAAGGAGTTCCACCTGATCTATGTTTATTATTAAGTGTGTTGTATGAAGTTTGAATCCATTTATCTGCAGGCCAATTATTATGTGTTTGTAAATATTGTTGACCTACTGATTCATCTTCAACACCATCAGCATTTAACATATCTTTGTTATCAAATGTTAAAACTGTAAGAACTTCGTTATCCTCATTTATTTTTGCAAAATGTGCCATAATATTTATTCCTTATTGAAACTTGTACCTTATTATTACTACACCAGATCCGCCAGTATTTCCAGGGTTTCCGCTTCCAGGAGCACCTAAATTAGCTCCGCCGCCTGATCCACCAGTTCCTGTGTTAGCTCCACCATCAGCATTTGGATTATCTCCATCCCAAGCACCCCCTCGTCCTCCGGCTGCATAAGTTACAGGAGATGCTGTAATATTTGTTGTTGCTCCCGCGCCACCTGGTCCACCATCATAAGGAGGGCTACCACCTTGACCAACACATCCACTTCCGGTAGCTCCACCACCACCGCCACCAGCAAGATAGTCACCACAAGTTCTTTGTCCACCACCCGGTTGCCCTTGAGCAGGACTTGTTGGAGGAGTGTTTCCAGCTCCACCAAATCTATTAGCACCACTTGTGCTACCTACTCCGCCACCTGATCCACCTGCGTTTGCGGTTACTTTACAAGCCGGAATTGGAAAACCACCAGCGGCACCTCCACCACCACCTGTTGAAGTTATAGTTGAAAAAACAGAATTTTGTCCATTACCGCCTTTATTAGCAGGTTGTGTACTGGGCCCTCCTCCACCAGCTGATCCACCGCCTCCTACCGTAATTGGATAACCTTGAACTGAAACAGGTAATGCTACGGCTGGAGAAGCACCTAAAGGACTTGCTGTATAACAAGTTGCTGATCCCGGAGATTCTCTAAAACCACCGGCTCCACCTCCTCCTCCACCTCTTTCATTTGGTAAAGAGGAACCTCCACCACCTGCACCTCCGGCTACTACTAAGTAATCTACTACTGCTACATCACCACTTCCAGCTGATACACAAAAAGTTACGGGACTTGTAAATTTATGAACTTTAAAATTAGTGCAAACAGTTGTAACTGTTCCACCTGTTGCTTCAATAAATTGAACGCCTGGTCCACCCGCTCCAAATCCTAAGACTTGGTAACCAAACATTTTACCTTTTCTTCTTTGTACGGTTTTTGTGCTCTTACCTGATGTAAGTTTATTTTTTATATCTCTCATATCTAAATTCCTTATGCGTCGTTAGCCGCATCAGTAGTAAAGAATATTTTAACTCCAAGCACTCTTGCATCGGCAGTAAAAGTATCTCCACCAGCATTTGCGTCTCTAAATAATTGAAAATATGTTAGCTCACCTGCTGCAGGAGATCCTGCAACTGTAACAGCTCCACTTTCAGATGAAATTTGTTGATCCTCAACTGCTCCTATTCCAGCGTCTGTAACGTTAACGGCAGTTCCATATGCAACATCAATAGTGTCATTGTCTGCACACGCAACGGCTTGTAATCCAAAAATACAATCACCTGTATTTGTAGAACCAGGTGTCCAATATACTTGATAAGTTAATGTTCCTTCATTCCATGATTTTGGCATTGCTATTGAAAACTGTGCAAATTCATCTGTATCTTTATCAAAGTCTAAAACTTTCATGTCAGGTCTTGTTGCTGTTGTTTCAACTTGTTGTGCATCTGCTGGGTTTGTTGTTGCCCCATACATAGCAGAGGCAGGAACCCAAATAGTTTCTTTTCCTGCAACTTTTATTGCAGAACCACCAACTTGAGCTACACCATTTCCATTTGGTGCAATATTAATATTTCCATCTGATCCATCCGTAATTGTAATTGTACCTGAGTTAGTTCCTGAATTAGTATCTAACACTAAATCGTGTGCACCACTTGTTGTAAGTGTAGCCGCAGCTGCTCCTGTTCCAATTCTAGTTTCTCCAGAACCTTTTGGTTTAATATGAACGTCAACGTTTGTTTCTCCACTCGCACCTATGATTGGTGGATTACCTGTTGCAGCATTAGTTATTTCTAATTCATTTACCGCAGAGGTAGTTGTTTGAAATATGACTTGTTCATTTCCGTTTGCATCTGCAATAAAACCTGCATCTGCAATTTTTGGAGCAGTTAAAGTTTTATTTGTTAATGTATCTGTTGATGATGCAGTTATAAAACCTGTATCATCAATATCTGGATTAACGCCATCATTAGCTGTGGCATAAACTAATTTTACTGCACCAGGAGGAACAGTTACACTGTCTCCTGATCCTGAAACATATTTAAATACTACGTTTTGTGATCCACTTGTTGAGTTTTTTAAAATATAAAACTGTTGAACATCAATAGGAATGGTTACGTTTCTAGCTCCTGTTAACGATCCTGTAAATTCTATAATCCTGTGAGATAAAGTTGCACCTGTTGATCCATCTGAAACTGATAGTGTTGTATCACCAGAATCTGAAACTGCTTGAGTTGTAAAACCACCAGAAATTTGTTCGATGATTTGTAAATTAGTATTAGTTTTTGTCCCCCACGTACCAGCGTTTTCACCAGTTGCTTGTAGTTCTACTCCTAAAGGTGTGTAACTTGATGCCATAATTTTTTATCTCCTATGCAGCGTCACTATAACTTGTATTTGATCCAGTTGCAACATTTGTATACGACGAATTTGAACCTGTGTCAACACTTTGATAAGCTTGAATTCCAAAGCCTGTAGCAGTTCCAAATGCCGCTACAGAAGCTGTTGCTTCTACTCCTGTTAATCCCATGACATCTGCAGGACTAATTGATCCAACATTAAGTGTTGTTGATACTCCTGTTAATCCCATGACATCTGCAGGACTAATTGATCCTAGACTAGAAGTTATTGCTTGACCAGAAACATCAACAATTGGATTTGTAGAAACTTCCGTTGTTCCTAAACTAGCCGTTAATGAAACACCAGTTACTCCCATTACATCCGCAGGAGATATAGATCCTACGGCTGATGTTGAAGAAACTCCTGTTAATCCCATTACATCAGCAGGAGATATAGAACCTACTGAAGAAGTTGTTGAAACTCCTGTTAACGAAAATGTTACATTACCAATTATTGTGGGAGAGCCAACATTTCCAGTCGAAGAAACTCCTGTTAATCCCATTACATCCGCAGGATTTATGGTAAACATACCCCAACCGTTTTCACCGTAGGATGCATTACTCCAACCATTAGCTCCTAAGTTTGATGTAATTGCATCAGGGGCAGTTAGTTCAACTAACATTCCTGATTCACCCCAAGTTTCATTACCCCAAGTGTCTTGGCCCCAACCTTTGTTTATTTCATTTGTTATAGAAACAGAACCTATTGAAGATGTAATTGATAGTCCTGTTAAATTAACTTGTTGATCTTTTAAATTATTCCATGAAGTTCCAGGTTCATTCCAAGAATCTGCACCCCAACCAGTTACAATAGGGTCAGTTGTTCCCCATCGACCTGTGCTCCAGGTTGTGCCGGATTCGTTCCAAGTGTTTGCCATAAGGAGGACCTCCTTATGCTAATCGTATGATTGCGTTAGTTGCGTCTGCTGTTGGGAATTGAATTGTAAAAGTTCCGCTGGTTACAGTTTTGTCACTACCAAAAGCTATTGCACAAACAGCTTTATCAGATTGTGAAGAATTATAAATTAATGCGCCGTTTGCAGTAAAACTAGCATCTGTGTAACTTACATCAGCAAAATCACAAAATGCTGTTGTTCCAGAAGTGGTTGGTGTTACACTTGTAAGAGTGGCTCCGCCTGCAGTGTATGCAGTTCCAGATGAGTTTGTAATTTCGTTTGAAGTTGAATAAGCTGTTGTTGAAGCACCTAAAGTAGCCGAGCTAGTAAATAAAGCTATTTTAAAAGTGTCTCCACTTGTAGCTGTAAAGTTGTGTGTCCCCACCAAAATTTCTTGTTTAAAACTTGTACAAATTGCCGATGTTATTGCCATAATTTTTCTCCTATGGGTTTGCTGAAGTTACCGGAATACGAACAGCGCCATCAGTGTAGTCGTCTCTTCGTCTTCTACCAACTTGCTCGTTAGCAAACTTCTGTACCTCTTGTTTATACTTATTTTCGTATAGTGTCAACATGTCTATCGGACCTTTTAAAAATCCATATGCTTCTGATAGACAGCAATATAAAAGACCATTTGGAAAGTTAAGACTAATATAATTAGTGCCATCCCCCTCTAATAATGCTGGTGCTGCATTATAATGAACTCTAAATTGATAAGTTTGATCAGGAACAGGGGCAAACATCATTCTACCAGATGTAGTGTCTGACTCTCCTGTAGCACCACCAAACATAGCATAATATTTTGGTTGGCCTCTTTTAGCCGATTCTGTTGATGATACATATTCTTGTAAATATGTAACATCTTTTTTCTCTAACCAAACATTAGCACCAGTCGTAGCTGATGTTGAATCATACACTTGTATACCTCTTATGAAAACTGCACCTGCTGGAGCGTTAATTGTTTCTTGACCAACAACTAAATTACCTGTTTGTTGTTTTCTATCTGCATCAATTGGCACATCTCTAAAAATTCTGTATTGTGCATTTAATATAATATTTTCTAAAACAGAATCTGATAATACAGTAGAGTCTGTTTCAGTGTAACTTCTTATTTGTGTTTTTAATCCTGATGCACTTAATCCAGCCATTATTTAGAATCCTTTTTATGTTTTCTATTTATCTTATCTACTTTGTGACTTTTAACTTCTTCATACAAAGCAAGATGTGGGTCTTGTTTTTCTGGTACAAAAAAATTTTTAATCCAATTCCAAATTTTATTTATCATGCTTCAATAGTTACGGGTCCAACAGAACAACCGTAGCCTCCTCCTTTTATATTACCACTTGTAGCAGTATTTGTGTCAACTGTAAAAAAGAAAAAATTATTAGTTACATAATCACTTGATGCATCTCTTGCACCATCTTTATATTTTCCAGTTCTTATTGTATATCCTGCAGCTTTTGCAATATTAGACCCAGATATACCATCAAAGTCTGCTGGGTTTGCATAAACAAAACTACCTGTACCAGCAGAAGTAGTTGGTGGTCCTCTAAATCTATAAGTAGCACTGTCTGTCAATCCATGACCAGGTGAAAATACATTTATGATACCAGATCCTGCTTCGTATGTTTCAAAACCATTATCTGGTATTCTAACAGTTGTAGCAGGTTCAGTCCTATCTGTTCTTACATGTAATAGTGCAATACCATCTGCGCTTTGTGGTTTAGGCTCTAATTGTGGTTGCTTTGGTTCGTATTCTGAAACATGAACAAATGCACCATTCCATTCTCTAACCATCTCTCTGTATGGAAATTCCATACCAGATCTATCTGATATTGCTTTTGCATATTTACCTGTTGCGTACTTTCCCATTATGTTCCTGGATAATAAGTTTTAGGTGTTATATGAGTGCTAGAAGCAGAGCCATCCTCTGCTAATGCTCTTGCTAATTCATCTTCGTAGTAAAGTTTCATAGCTTGTACCATTTGTGGTTGATATTTTTGTGAAAGATAAAAAGCTAAACCAGATATCATGCAAGGCACAAATCTAAATGGCACGTCAGTTGCATTTGTGTAATCTCCAATATCTTGAATTCTTTTAATATAATAAATATGCATATCTTTAGATGCATTTGTAGAATCTGGTGTTGGATAAACTTGAATACTTACGTGATCAATAAATCTTTGTACAAAATATTGATTAGGTGTACCCTTAGAAAGTTTATTTGAAAACCCACCGTAAGTTGATCTATCAACTTTAGTCATAGGTGAATCTGATTGTGTAGTCTGTGTTCTATTAGATCTTAATTGTGCTTCAAGAACATCGGACAT